ACGCCGTTGGTTTCCTTTGCCACTTCGGCGATTTCTTGCAGCACAGTCAGCACGTTCCGGTAAGCGAATGCCTTCGTGATCGCCGTTCCGCCTGCGCTCAAGTCCGGCGCGCAAGTCAGCTTTGTTCGTGTCGTGCCAGCCGTAGCCCCCAACTCGTTTTCAACGATCGTCTTCATCATGTCATCTGGATAGTCGGTCATCTCACCGGCCGCGCTGCCCGCATACGCCCAAACGATTGCCGTGTCCAATAACCAGTTAGCATCAAACGCGGTCAAGCGGATATACTCCGCGCCTTCCGAGTCCGCCCAAAACTCCCAATTCTGCAAGAAGTAGGCGGTTTCGTTCTGCAGTTCCAGCACGCCGTTCTTTTCGCGCCACACCTCGAAGATGTCACCGACCGAGAATTGATCGTATCGCAACAGCCCGCGCGGAAGATCAACCACAAGCGAACCGATAGCGTTCTGCGTTTTGATATATTCCAGGCTGTTGAACGCCTGAATTACGCCCTTTCTGACTCCCTCGTGCGTGTACCAGACAAGTTCATATCTCATTACAGCAACGCTCCATCAAGCCCCCAAAATTGCGGCGTCCAGGCAATCCACGCGCCAGAGTTGGAGTCCGTGCCGGTCATGAACAGCGAGAGCGCGTTCGAGCCCGGCTTCAGGTAGAAGTCCCCGTAATCCGAGCCCGGTATCACGTAGCGCATCAGGTTACCCCTGCCAGTCCACCCGCCCCTGAACTTCAGGTTGAGCGGGTCAAAGCTGAGGTTTATCCACTCGCCCGCCTGCAGCGTCAGCCCGTCGAACATGACAGACTTACCGGTCGTGTAATTCGTGATAGCCTTGAGCGTGCCCGGCCCGTGAATCTGTATGAACGGATACGTGTTTGCCGACGCGCTTGCCACTCCGATGGTATAGATGCGGTCTGACACAATGCCGCACTGAGCGTTTTCGTCTGGCGTTTCCCCTTTGGTCGAGAATGCCCCGCCAATGTAGAGAGAGCCGTCTGAAGCGGGAAGAATGGCATTGACTTGAGATGTTCCGGGAAGATCAATATCAAGCGGTTGCCATGCGCCATTAGACCAGACTGCAACTCGATCTGTAAGCGTCAATCCACCAGCAGATGTAAATAACCCTGCCGCGTAAACCTTGCCAGAATTGACAACAATTCCCCCTACTGTATCATCTACCCCAGTTCCTAACGACTCCCATTGGCTTCCATTCCACTTTGCAATCTTATCAGCATTAGAAATTCCGCCTGCGTTTGTAAAATTGCCCCCTACGTAAAGCCAGCCAGTAGCACCGAAAGCCAGTTCAAAAACCTTAGCATTGATGTCTGTGTTTGTGCCAACCACTTGAAACGAATCAGCATCAACTCCCCACTTACACAAATAAGGATAAGCCGCATCCGTAAATTCTCCACCAATGTATAAATCGCCATTAGGCGCAAAAGCAAGCGCATAAATATCGTCGTTCAGCCCCGTTGAAAGTGCGCTCCAAGATGCCCCGTCCCATTTTGCGATTTTCGCTGTATTAGCCACACCGCCAGCAAGCGTAAAACCACCGCCAGCATATACGTCCCCATTTGGCGCGACAGCTATATCATAAACAGTCCCATTTGTACCCGTTCCAAGCGCATTCACAGTTGGTGTACCAGATAAGTCTGTAATTTTTACAATATAATCACCGGCCGCACTTCCTAAATCAGTAAAACCACCCCCGATATACAAATCTCCATTTGCATCAAATGTTAAAGCAAATACATCTCCGGCTACCCCCGCCACCACCACTTCCCACCTTTCGGCTGTCGGATTCCAACACGCTAAGTGATCGGCACCTGTAATTCCGCCCGCGTCTGTAAAATTACCCCCGACATAAATCTTGCCGCTCGGCGCTTCCGCCATGCAATAGACATTCCCATTCAGCCCCGTAATCAAACTCTCATACGCACTGCCAGTCCACTTGACCCAATT